ACTTAGGAGCTGGCACTTGGCATATCACATTGCCATACACCTGTGGATTGTTCATACCAATCCTTTTGATAGTGCGACTGTGCTTTGGTGTGGCAGTAAAGAAGTAAGTCCTGTCTGCATTATCTGAGAAATGCTTGGTTGCAGGGAGAAAGTTCTTCTGTACTGAGTTGTGTGCTTCATCAAAGTATATCGTATCTACATGAATATAACTCTCTTGTATTCTGTGAAGAGAATGATATGTAGTAAAGATGATCTTGTCTCCTCTTGTATATCTGTGCCACATACAAATGTCAGTAGGCTTTGTGCTACTGTAATGATGTGTCTCTCCTGAGTGAACGTGCATCACAGATACATTGTCAAGCACTTCAAGAAACTCACTTGATAACTGCTCTGCTAATAGTATGCGAGGTGCAACAACTACGATAGTGCCACTAACTCTCTTGGCATCTTCAATCATACACATTGTCTTACCACCGCCTGTGGGTACAATGATCTGACCTTTGGAATAGTCAGTCATTGCTTGTAATGCTGTAGTCTGGTGGGGTCTTAGGGGCATTAATATCTCATCAATGAACCCATCATAACACAAAAAAACCCCCTGTGCAGGGGGGTGTGCCAGTTTCGCATCTGGTCTTATAAGAACTTATAGTTTCCCGAACAAACCATACAGAGTATGTATAAAATTTTAAATTTTAGTGTAGGTCAACCCAATTTGATTGAACATATACTTGAAGTTTATTTGCATCTGTATTATAAATTAAAGCACCATCATGTGTGCTACCTCCACCCACTCTTGTAAAGGCATTTCTTTGAGCATTATCAACTTTTGGTGGTAGCATATATGCAACTTTAGGACGTTGATTAGTTCCTTCTGGGTCAACATTTACAAGGTCAGAGAAATCTAGTGAGCATTTTCCATTTGCTTCACCAACTACGAAAGAATATTGTGCTTGAACATCACCTCGCACATCTAATTCTACATTATTTTTAAGTATTGATGTTTTAATTCCTACCCTACCATCTGCATTAATTAAAAATCTATTAGCGGCTGTTCCACCCACATTAAATAAGTTTCCACTTCCTGTGATACCAATACCAATACTTTGAGTTGCTTCTAAATGAGTTAGAGTTGACATACCAACAGCACTTTTTATGCTACCAGTAACATTACCAGTTAGATTACTAATTGTAGCATCATTAACTGTTAATATACCATCAATGAATACTGCATTTTGAAATGTAGCAACTCCTGAAACCCTTGAAGTTCCATCTACTGATAACTTATGTGATGGATTTGTAATTCCGATACCCAAGTTCCCTGTATCGGTAAGTGCCATCAACTCATTTGAATTACCCTTATGCCATACAAAACTATTAGTTCCACTTAAGAAGTAGTTAAAATGTCCGTCACCACTATTAATTAAATCTAGTGCATTACTTCCACTAAATCTTGAAGCCCCACCTCCATATCTTAGTTGCAAATTATTTACACCAACTGCACCACCTTTACCAATAGTTAGTGATGATGCACTTGAACTTACAATTTGAATATTTGAATTTGCAGTTCCAGTTCCAATTCCTAAACTCGTACCTGTGGCAATTCCAATACTTGAAACAGGTGAGGTTACATTACCCACGACAGGGCCTTGAATATCACCAACAAATCTAGTAGCAGTAACCACCCCTGCCACATTAAGTGCATCTAGTTCTGCGTGTCCATCTATATCAACATCCCCATTTATATCAAGTGTGGTAAATGTTGATACACCTGATGTTGCATTTACATTACCAGTTACATCACCAGTTACGTTACCAGTAACATTTCCTGTGATGTTACCAACAAAACTCGTAGCAGTCATTGATCCTCTGACTGTTGAATTATGTTCTGTATCTAGTACATTTGAGTTTGTCTGAATACCATTTCCCATCAAAGGATGATTTGAGCAACCATAATGTAAAACTGTGGGTGTAGTGTCACTTACTACTATCTCAATATACGCATTACCTGTACCATGAGTACCAGATATTGTATATGAAGATAATGGATATGCAGTTGTTCTATCGGCATCATAATAAAAACGTAAGGGATGTTGTGCATTAGAACCATCCGAAACATCAAAACGATATGTACGGCCGGGTGTAAATGTTAAAAATGGTGCTGAAACTCCGTCTATAAGGAAACCATTATTGCTTCCTTGTCCATTATACCTATGTGCAGAAGTCTTAGCGGCCACAGTCACAACTAATGTGGTTAAAGCACCATGTAATGATCTAAGAGTGCTATATCCTTTGAGAGTTGGAACTGTAAGATCAGTTGTCTCAAGTGTAGGCAGAGTGCTTATTCCAGTTGATTGAATATTTTTGACAATTATATCTGGTGTGCCTGTTAATCCTTGTGCATTAGTTGCAACTGTTGCAGAGGCTGCTAGGGTTGCGTTTGATGCAGTTCCAGTTAAGTTACCTGTAACATTTCCTGTGAGTGATCCTTTAAAATCTGTTGCTGTGATTATACCTGATGCAAATATGTCTCCCTCTGAATTAATACCAACACCAACACCATTATTCGGATCTCCACCAACTTGAAATCTATTTGCTGGATTATCAGTAAAGATACCAACATTACCATCAACATAAATTGGTGATGCACCTGCACCCACTACATTAACATTTGTCCATTGTGAAGTAGGTAAATTAGATAGTGTTGCACCGTTTCCTTTAAAACTCGTAGCAGATATTACACCACTTGTTGCATCTAAAGTTATTCCTGTACCTACTTTTATACCACCAAATGTTCCCACTCCACTTATATCTAAATTATTTGCAGTTACGATTCCTATTACCTGTGCATTACCTCGTACATCTAAAGTCTTATCAGGTGATGTAGTTCCAAGGCCTACTCGATCACCTTTGACAACGAGAACCTCGTCATCAACCTGAACTCCATCCCTGAAATTAAAAGTCTTTCTTATATTAGGCATTTATCAAAACATTTTTAGTTATTTATCACGTTCTCTATTACTAAAAAAACTCGTAATGGCATATCTACCATACCCATCAAAATAATCAGAGTTATGAATACTAACCTTTGATACTCCATGTTCTACCCAGCCGGGCATCATGATTAAAGAATTATTCTCACATTGAAACGAGTAGTTGTATTTAGGAAAGATTAATTCACCTCCTTCAAACTTCTTTGGTTCACGATAAAAATATGAAAATCCTAAAAATTGTACTGTTTTATCGGTGTGTGGTTCATAATACTCATCATTATGATAATATCTAACTTTAGTCACATCATAATTTACAAATTTTGCAATCGAACAACAATCGTGAATATTAGAAAATGCTTCAAGAATCCTATCATCAAATATTTTACGATTAACAGTTAGAATGTTTGAGAGACTTCGATATTTTTTTGAATAAACATCATCTAAAAATATGGCCTTAGAATTTGTTTTATCAACAACTCCACCAAAATCTTTAGCATCAAATAATTTTCCATCTTTTGTATAAAAATCTAGTTCTTCCCAAATAAGTTTTAATTCAGACTCATCATAAAAATTCTTGGCAATGAGGTGTGGAAATGGATCATCAAATAATTTTATATCAATATTGTGCATCATATTTCAACCTCAGTATCTAGTTTTACGTCAACAAACAAAAAGTCCATAGGTTTATCAGAATTATTAAATGCTTGATGCGTATTATTCATAACATCACAAACCTCTGGTTTACCCTCTTCCCACTTAATCCTACCATTTGCAATGTTAGTCCACTCCATATAGCAACATTTAGTACAAGGTATGTTTAATGGTATTTGTATTCTTTTATACGGGTATCTCAGAATATCAGGATCTCTGTGTGGTTTAACAAATGTTCCTTCATAAAAAATAACATAATTTGAAAACAGTATTTCATCTTTCTCGTATATCTCTCGTACTCTTTCAGTCATAAATTTATAACGAATTATTGTTGATTTTTTAACAGACTTTATCCAATAATAATCCACATTTTTATTGGTGTATCCATAACTCGTAGGAGCCTGTTTCAAAGGAAACTTTATTTTTTTACCCCATTCATAGAGTATATGTATGTTATCTTTTGTTAGCATAATAATCAAAATGCAAATAAGGATTGTCTGGATAAGTCTTGTAAAATTTTATAACTGGTTTTTTTATGTATCTGAATAATTTAATCTTGATATGCCAAGCAAAATCCTTGTCATCATACTCAACAAAACTATTATAATAGTAATCTATTTTAGGAACATTATAATTATCTTCTAATATTTCACCAATTTGTTTGTAATTATCAAGTTTTGGTAAAATCTCAATATTAATATCCTTGTCAATGTGCTGACCCTCTTGTGTAAAATCTGATGCCAATATTATATCAATAAAATGACCTTTGAACAGCTGTATGGTTTTAATTACATCTTTGAAAAATGAAGATTTAAATTTTTTAAATGTTTTAAGATGATAACCACATTTAAAACCATCACGATAAGGTAGTTCTCTAGTAAAAAATATGACAGGAAAATCAACATTAATATCATATGATTTTAATACTTCTTTATCAATGTAATCACCCATTCGATTTAAATGATGAACATGAAAATGAGTTCTGGGTTCAGTTATTGAGGTTTCATACTTTGATAGATCAAGACCTTTATCTAGTTCCTTTTCAAATTTATCAACACAATAATGACATGAGGTATGATGCCCCTCTGATATTTGTGACTCTAGCATCATGTATCTAATCATTTTGAAAATTTTTGTTTGTGACTGGCCCCTTTACCAACTTTTTTATCTGAACCATAATAATACCAATAAGTTCCTGAGTAACGGACACCTGATGTAATTTCTCGCACCTTATGAAAGAACATCCAATTAGAGGGAGATATTATTACGTCACCTATTTTTGGACTATATGTTTTATCACATGAGGCAAAATGTAATTCACCACCTGTATATTCATCATCACTATTCAAATAAACATTGCAAGTTAATATATTTTTTCTTCTAACAAACCATTGTGGGAATATCTCTTCAATTATATCATCATAATGATAACTAAATTCTGATTCATTATTATATCTTCTTACTATCATCTCAGATGCAAAAAATTTATCTGATTTGTGATATGACCAGTTGTATCCTCTTACCCTGCTTGCATATAATTCAAGAGCATCCTCAGTTATTCTACTCTTAATTTTGTCTATAGATGAAATATTTGGATCAAAATATGAATCTGTATGGTCATTTAGTAATCCGTCAGTATATGGTGTAGATTTATCCAATCCATCGTCTTTTAAATTCTTCACCACATCTTTACACAAATCTGGGTCTATAAAAGATGGAAGGTAAAGTATGTGATCTTGCAATTTAATATTAAATTTACCAAGTATTACCTCATCCTCAATTTTAGTAATGTTATTTGATATTTTTAACATTTAGTAAAAACTCCAACTATCGCATCATTTAATTGAATGTTATAATCTTTATCAGTTAATTTAGCATAATCAAGAGGTTTTAACTTAGTTTCATTAATAATTGGTTCACCATCAAAACAAATCAACCAACTATTATTATCACCCGTAAAGGATTCTCGAACTAATCTACCATCCCAATTTTGATTCTTATCTAGGGTACAAAATCCAAAAATATGAAAAGGTTCATAAGATTCAAATATAAGGTTATGACCATTAAATTCTCGTACACTACCAAAATTACTTGTTTTCGCATCACCAATAATATAATTAGAATCAAAAATTTTTGCCATTCTACCTGATCCCTTTACTTGAATCTGATATAGTGTCATCAACATATCATCGGCTGGTTCAAGGTAAATTGCTCCTGCATCCCCTACCTCAGAACAAATGGAAAACTCCTCACACTTCTTAAAAAATCTAGTGACCTTCATAATTCAATCCTCCTCATCTTTAATGGGTATCTATTTCTTGAATAATACTTACCTTCTATAACTTTACCAATTAAATTTTCTATTTTAAAATTATCACTTATTTCTTCTGGTATATTTTCCTTTAATGTTTCTTGTCTATCTTCCTGTTTTTGAGATAGTCTCAATCCAAATTTCTGTATCAATTTATTTGAAAAAGAATCAAAATCATTAAGATTGAAATCTTTAATATTTACCGCGTAGGATTTAAAATCATCTATTGGTTTTGCTGACTTTAACTTTGAAAATTTTACAGATATAGAATTTTGCTCTGGAAAATAATGTGTTATCTTAAAAATAATTTTAGTCATTGTAATATTCCCCATGATGTAGCAATGTATTTAGTTCCACCTAAAGGTGGATTCCCTCTATGTGTATGAGTGAATGATGCCGGAAACATAAGTACATCCCCTGCTACTGCTTTCTCTCTTCTTTGTTGATATAAAAATTCTGTTTCACCACCATCAAAGTCATCATTTAAATAAAGTTGAACTACAAATTGTCTTGCAGAGACTTCTAATCCCCCATTTTCATAATGCCAAGCATGAAATCCTCCCCCAGCTGATATCTCCTTCAGTTTAATATCATGTAATAAGAATTTTCTTTGACTCAAAACTCCAAATGCTTCTACATATTCATCTACACAAGGTTTAAATTTAGGAAATATCTCCTCTGCTAATCTACTTGATGCAGAAAAAGTGTAATCGTGTGTTATATTTACAGTTTTATTATCAACTCTATTTAATTTTTGTTTATCATATACAAGTAAATGATGTTTTTCAAAAAATTTAATACCCTCAATTATTTTTTGACAATCCTCCCTAGTAAAAGCACCACTATATCTTCTTATCAAATCAGTTTCAAATGCCATAATAATCTCGTATTAATTTTATTGTATCACATATTTTAATTATAGCACATCTACAGCATTTGTGACTCCATGAACACGACTTAGTGATGTATTATCTATAGTTACAGTAAATCCTGAATTTCTTCTTATTGCTGCTCCGGGACTTCCGGGATCGCCACCAGATGATCGAGAACTTTCACCACCTGTTCCATCATCACCCTCACCAGCAGATCCAGCTCTATCTCCACCATCACCACCTTCACCACCGGTTGCTTCACCAGCATTATTTGATCCATCTCCTCCGGGCCCACCACCTATTACGTTAGCAGGATCACCTGCCCCACCATTAGCTCCTTGAGTGCCTCCTGTACCAGCTGCACCACCTTCTCCAGCAGGAATTCCAGCACCACCACCACCTCCTCCTCCAGAGGCTGTACGATCTGCTTCTTTATCAGTGTCATATCCTCCACCGCCACCACCGCCACCAGCGAATCCTGCTTGGATAAAACCACCTGATGCTACAGTGACAATTGTTCCTTCGTATTGAATACCTAATCCTGATGATCCATCTCCTCCATCAAAACCTGATCCAGAACCACTAGAACCATTACCACCTTTACCACCAGCTCCTGAAATCCTTCCTGATCCACCGACATCAACCTGTAGATCAGTGGTTGCATCCCATAATCCAGTTCTTAATGCACAATGTTTAATATTTGTATCTTCTGACCCGATGGATTTATTGACATGGATATGAACTTTAGTATCACGTGAATTGGGCGGTCTTTTATAATTACCAACTGTTTGAACATCATCTGCACTTGAACTATTATATTTGTCTTTTGCAACTTTTCTATTCTCTGTCGATCCACTATAAAAATTTACTACAGTATGAAGTTTTGTACCATAAAAATCAGAAAGTGCTATTTGTGAAGATCCAGTTGGTACTGACCCACCAGTTCGTGCATCAATAGAATTAAACTGTAAATCACCAAAAGAAACGGGAAAGTTACCCTGCCCGTTTGTAGTTCGATATGAACCTAATTTTGTGGTTACTTGATTAGGTTCTGTATAACCAAACTCATTTGCTATCTGATTAAGTGAGATTTGTCCTGACGATGGTAGTGTCATTTTTGAAGATCCTCTACTTTTGATTTTAGTTCTTTGATTGCTTCAATTAAAACAGGTATCAACCTCTCATAACGAACTGCCTTTGTCCCATCATCTCTAGTTGTTGTAATATTAGGCAACCCAAGTGCTTCAACCTCTTGTGCTATCACACCAGTATCTTGTTTATCAGCAAGATGTTCATATCCAGTGCCTCCTTTCCACTTAAATGTATTACCAGAGAGAGTATTAATCTTATCAAGTGCATTGTCAATCGGTGCAATATCCTTCTTAAGATTAATATCGGATGAACTAAATGCAATCACATCATTTGAGAATGTTCCACTACCTGCACATACTAAATTACCAGATGTATTTAATGCTCCATTGTGATCTATGTCAGCATTTATCTCTACTTCATTTGTAGCTGCATCTAATACCAACTTACCAGATGATGTTGTGATTGTTTGATCATCTACAAGACCAATCTCAACATTTCCAAATGTACCTCCGGCAGCAACAACATTTCCACTGAAAATAACAGATGTTCCATTAAAATTACCAGAGAGTGAAATATTTCCTGTGACAGATAAGTTATCATCAACAGTGGTAGTTCCACTAGCTGAGTCTAATGTCAATCCAGTTCCATTAAGAGTCGTGATCTCATTTCCATTTAACTCAATATTATCAAATCGGTATGTTCCTTGTGTTGCTTCAATGTTTCCAGTAACAATTAAATTATCCTCAATTGTGATTGTACCACCCTGAGAGTTAATTTTTAAATTACCTGTGGTTGTGTCAAGTTCATTGTCATTTGTAATACCAATCCTAATATTACCAGCCGTCGTTCCAGCATTGGTAAAATTACCTGATACTGATAGGTTATCATTTATTGTTGTTGTACCACCCTCAGAATCAATAATAATATTACCTGAAGTTGTGCCAAGCATATTAGCAGTGGTGATTCCAATTTTAAAAGTACCAACCTCTGCTGCATTAACATCTAATAATCCACTGAATGTTGCTATACCTGTAACATTCAAGTTAGTAAGTGTTGTTCCACCACCAACTGTAACGTTTTCACCCACATTTAAGTTCATCTCAATACCTATTCCACCATCAGTCACGATTGAACCAGTATCTTTTGAGTGTGAGTTTGTATCATCTTTAACTTCAAAAGGATTATTCAACTTCATTCTTCCATTGAATGTAATATCCTTATTGACTTTTACAACCTCATTAAATGTAACTGGGCCATCAAACTGTGTTAGAATTGTTCTTGACTTACCACCCTCTACAACTAATCTCTCTTTGACAATTACTTCATCAAAGATAACTGATAGTCTTGATGGATCTTCACCTGTGACAGTTGGTATTGGAGCATCAAATGTTCTCTCCTGACCAGTTGCAGAACTAACTCTCTTGTTACCAATAAAGAAGTCACCTCTGTTGTTCATACCTGTGTAAACAACAGTACCACATGATCTTTCCTGTGACTGTGTTAAGAACTCTTCACGTTCATTAAGTGTTCTGACCTGAACCTGTGGTAATGCAGTTGAGTAGTTACCGGGCCCAAATCCAAGATATTCAAATGTATGACCAGATGCACGAATAATAGATGGTCTACGGAACTCAATTGGAACTGGTTTAATCTTTCTAACAAGATCACCTGAATTATGATCCTCTTGAATTGTACCCAAAGCACCACGAATTACAGATAGTTGATTGTCACCTGCACCTTGAGGATCTGAGTCAACCACTCTAAGTATCTCATTACCCACCTGTAGGTAAGAACCTAAATCAAATCTAGCAGTTGTACCAACACCAACATTAGGAAGATTGACTGTAACTAATGTTCCTGTAGTGACATTTGCACCTAAAGAAAATGTTTCACCATCATAGAATGATAAACCTCTTGATCCAATATTCTCATTTTCCTTATCGGAAGGTTGAGTTGATGCAGTCATTCCATCTCGTAGAATAAATGCAGGATTACTTATTTGATTAGTTGTCTTCGCTGAGAACACTGTGGGACTATTCACATTATTAACAAAGAAGTTACCAACATTTTGATTAGATGTATCTAATACTCGGAACTGATTACCAACTAAAAGTCCGTGTCCTGATGTGACAGTAAATGTTGTGATACCAACTGATGAATCAAATACTGGTGCACCAGTGATTGTTGCAGATGGGCCTTGATTGATAGCAAACTGTCCAGCAACTATTGTTGAATCACCAGCAGTAACAGCAATTGAAACCTTAGTTGTAGATTCAATTGTTCTTATTCTATGAAGTGAATCAGATGCAGTACCAATACCTGTGATTTGTAATACATCACCTATGTTAGTTGTGATACCAACAGTTGCAATGGTTACTTTCGCACCAGATCCTCCTGTTATTGTATTATCAATATCAAGTGTCTCTCCATTTGTATATCCAGATCCACCATCAATTATATCAACTGTTGTAACTGCATTACTCGCAACTGTGACCTTCGCAGTTGCACCATCCCAAACTGTACCACCCGTATTAAATAACTTGACATTATGATAAACACCATTTGTCAAACCACTTCCAGATGCAGAAATTGATGCAACTTTTTTGATCTGACCAAACCTATGAGGTCTATCAAATGTAATGGTAGAAATTCCGGCTGAGGTATCTCTATCCTCTCCTGTTATTCTCTTAGCATAACCAAAATCTTGAACTAATTTATCAGATGTTTCTCTGGTTATGCTATGTCTTTGATCATTTGTGGCAACTTCACCTAATGGATCTCTTTTTGCGAATGATTTGGATGAAGGAGGGTTAGAATGATTATTATCTCGATCAAGTTGTGGATATAAGTCAGCAACATTTTGTCCATATTTTAAATCTGTAAATTCAGTTGTAATTTCACTATCTGCATGAAGAACAAATAGATGATAAACACCATCTTGTATATCTTTAATATATTCACTTATAGTATCATTTCGATAGATATAGAAATTACTCTTAATATCATTTCTCTCAAATAAAGGAAGTAATGTCGTACGAGTTGATATATTATTTGTAAAAGTACCAATCGTATGAGTTACACCATCTGTATCTGTTGACAAATATTGAAATCTTTTATCATCTACGATTCCTGATACAAGAAATGATCCATTATATCCTTTATTAAACACACCAGTAGTAGTTCCCTGATTATCCGTAATATTTTTTACAAATATTCTCTCACCCACTTTCAAATCATGCGGAATATCAGTTGTGACCGTTACAGTTGCACCTACTCTTGATGCAGTAGTGATAAATCTTGGATTACGATCAAAATTGTAATCAGGTATAGCATTATTACTTGCATCTTGCAATTTACTCAATGTAAAATCAGAATTGGATCTTACATTTGTAGAACTAGATTCCTGAATAATAAATCCTTCTTCTGGATTTTTACCATTTGATAATTCTTTTGGAACAACGACCCTTAACTTATAAATTTTTTCATCTAATGGTCTTTCATCAGGAACTCTCTTAATGAATGATACGGGAGTATTGTTACCAAGACCACCCACACCAACAGCATTTAGTGTTTTGTAGATGTCATTATTAGTAGACGCATGAATATACCAGTTTGAATTACCTGCGTCAAACTGTATTGGTGATCCAATATCTCCAGATGCTTTATCTGATACACGACTTTCAATCTTCAGTTTTGATCCACCAACAATCGCAATCGCAGTTCCTAACTCAGCATTTGTTTTAGATGATGCAATCTTTATCTCTGAAGAGGAAACTCGTATTGCAAAATAAACTGTATTTTCTACAAGTCTCTCTGGTAAATCACCATCATCACTTATAACTCTTATCTTTTCACCAGTTAATAAGGTATGACTTACAAGATTAAGTATATTATCTACTGAAGGGCCTGAATTAACTATGAATGATTTGACACTTGAAGTGGAACCAAGTGCTGCTGTGCTTCCTGTATTTGATATTGAGTTGTCAACTAAAAATACACCTGCCTCACTTGTACCATATCCTGCTGTTGCACTTGAAAAATCAACAAATATCTTATCATTTACTTTTGCACCTACACGATAACCTTGAATAACAACAGGAGGTACATTATCTTTTGTATTAAATCCAAAGAGATATAGATGACTTGTGATACCTACAGAGGTAGTTAAACCTACGTCAATCCTTTGCCAATCAACATCTATCTCTGAATTATCGATTGCCTTTGGAGTGATAATATTAGTGATAAATGCTGTATCATCTTTAGTAAATGCTTCCTTCTTAAATCCATCAGATGCAATTGCAAACTGTCCAAAGTTTGAGTTTGAGTTAGTAACTGAAGCATCAGCACCTGTTTCTGCATTGAAGTGTTTGTTAAATCCAATCGCAAAAACAGAAACGATTTGCATAACTGCATCATTCGATAATTTGATGTGAGTTGTTTCAAATCCCTTTCTATAAACAGCACCAGAATCTAGGTGATATACTTCCTCAGCCTTTTTCGCAGATGATTCAGTTGCAAGTAAAGAACCAGTTTGTTTAACAATACCAATACCTTTATAAGTTCTTGATGTTGGATCATACTTAACAAATGATCGATCATCCTTTTGAAGTGAAATAGCAGTGAACTGGGCAACAACCATTGATTTGAAACCAGTGGCTTTGTCACCATCAGCATGCATACCATTCATACCAAAAACAGAACGGAGAGATATGTTAAAGATATATGGTGAAGCACCTGAAACAGTATCAGTTTCAATTGTTACTGTTGCACCTGAAGAACTTGGATTAGCATTAAGATCTGTAGGAACAAAAGGTAAAAGATAGGTAAAAACTTTATCACTTATTACTGTTTGAACTTTTGTTGAAATATTATAGTTTCTTTCAACTTCATTTTGTCCAACACCCTTTATTTTTATAGGTGTATTTGTTGTCAATCCGTGGTCAGTGGCAGTTGTAACCGTTATAATTGAACTTGGAGTAGAACTATTACCTGATATAATATTTGTAATATTAATTGGATCTGAAGCAAATGCTCCTACAATTTCAAACTCTGGTCTTTGAGCAGCAAATCCAAGAGAACTTGCAGGAAATCTATCTCTCTGTGGGATATCTCTTTCTAACTGATTAAATGAATTGGATAATTTGCTATAATATATGTCTAAATCAGTTAAATTAAATCTTGAATCAATATTAACACCATCTGCATATTCAAAACAGGTGAGTTTATGGTGTGAAAATGTGGGTTTAGATCTATTTAAATCACTAAAATCAACTGGGTCTGTAAATACAGTCCCAGACTCATCACCATCAAATATGGAGAACTGCCAGAAATAACAAGTACCTGTTAATCTGAATATTGCTGAATTTCCTACGGATACATCAGTTGGGTTTGGAACATACTTAGGTCTTATTTTTGTTTTTCTTAAATCTAATCCAATAAGAGATGTACCACGAGGAACAATAACACCACCATTTATACTGTTGTACTTATATAACTGATTATCTTCTTGATTTAAATCAAAGTTAGAACTTAGTGTAAGTGATAATGTATCTGCTACTGGTGTCTCAGCTCCTGCAGGTGACACTGCAAGTGCCTGATTAGTATTTGAGGGATTAATTTTTAAACCGAAACCGGGTCTATTATCAATGAGGTGATCACCGGGAAAAAGTAATATGGTTGTCTTTTCTATAATATCATTATTATTTCCTTCCACATATGAAAATCTAGCAGACTCCAATAGAGCCCTTTGAATAGTCTTGAAAGGTTGTGCTAATGAATTACCTCGATTTTCAACACTATCAGTTGCATCAAGATCATTTGGATTTACATAAAGAATCTTACCCTCAGTGTTCTTTATGAAATTCTCTAACTTATTAAGTGGCATCGCTCATCTACAAAGTATGTCTTCTTTCTATTTATTCCCTTTTTGCTTCTGGATTTCTGACTGAACTGCTCTTTGTATTTCTGCCTTACGTGCTGTTGCTTTTGCTGCTGCCTGTTTGACTGCTACCCTCTTATCTCTTAAGTCCTGAGTTTTTACATCACCCTGATGAACTTCAGACTCTTGTTTAGGTTTTGAAGTCTTATTTTCAGATCCAGATGACTTGTACTTAGCAACTGCGGCCTGCTGTCTTGCACGAAGTGCTGCTTGTTTTTGATTAGCATTTACTGCTTCATTAAATTGCTTAAAGTTTTTCATTGGTATCTGAAGTTGGTCTCTTGCGTGTTTTTCTTTTAGGTTTCGTTGCTATCTCCGCATATTGTATTTCATGGTCATCCAAAAATTGATGACATACATCTAGTACATCCAAAAATTCTTGAGGTGTTTCACACTTTATAACCTGCTCTGCTCCTGTATCGCTGACTATGCGAAAACTACGTTTGCATATGTCAATAATTACGCCATCGACATAGGGCTTACCATGCATAGAGGTTCTCCATTTTCTAGTAGCATAACATATATAGGCATTTATGTCAACTCAAAGCAAGATGCGTGTCAATTTGACTATTTTATTTTATTAATTGTAGTTTCCAAGCTACAGTTTTACGAAGACCTGTGAATAACCTAGTTGTTGTCTCAGCTCTGTGAGGGATCATACCGGGAAATATCACTATTGAATTAGGAATAAATTCATTGTAGTAATATTCACCATCTATATTAAATACGGTTTTGCCACCCCACTCTTGTTTCCAAACATCATTTGCGTACAGAAGAACTGTTCTTCCTGACGAATCCTCCCAATCCTTATGGAAAGTTCCTGATGATCCATAAGTATGTCCATTGCAATAACAACCTTCAAATTTAAATTGTTGATTTGTTTTTTTTCTAATAATATTTAAAAGATAATCGACAAAAAAAGAATCTCTTCTTAGTTCCATTGCCCAGAAGGGAGTTACAAATTCTGGTCTGTCAGGGTGATTTTCTGGTAAAGATCCATGACCCCATTTCCACATTGGTCTATTTAAATGATCTAAAATAATTTTAAAATCATTAGGATCGAAAAAATTTTTATAAGTTACTATATCATTTTTATTCATATTATAAATTTGGGTGAGCATGAATCCATCCATTACAAAGATATTTTTTTACTTTTGGTGGGTATCCACGATGTAAAAAAGTCCAAGTCGCTGGAAAAAATATTAATCTACCTTCAACAGGTTGTATTTTTGTGCCATCTGCAAACTCTGTGTATCCTTCATCCTCTTCTTTTATCGTATTCAAATACCACATAAATGTAAAAATTCTTGATGCAACTGGTTCAGATGACATTGACCAATCATGATGCCAATGATATGTGCCACCGGGCTGATACATTTGCACTTTATATCCAGTATCTCTTGTATTAAAATTTGGATTGGGGTAACTCTGACAACAACCGTCATTTAAATCTGAAAGGTAATTACAATAATCTTTCAGACCATCTCTTAATGCAGAAAATAATGTATCGTCTTCACTTTCCCATCCTGCAGTTACCGAAATATGAATATCAACTGTATCTTTCAGATTTTTATCTACTTTGATACCCTCTGACCCAACTACACCATCTTTTTTTCTAGAATCATTGTCAAATTTTTTTATAACATGTTCACAAAAATCTTTCGTCAATGAATTATCTTTGACGTAAATAAAATCTTTTATTAATCCTTTTGGTCTATCTTCAATATTTCTAATATAACTCATATAAAAATGTAATCAAACACATTATACTATGTTTTCATGATGTATGCAAGTGCGAAATATGG